TATAAGCACCCAAAGCTGCCACAGTAGGAAGGAAAGGGATGCCACCAAATAAAGATCCACCAGTTAATAAAGCACCAGCCATAGCTCTTTCTGCTGTACCGCTATCAGGCACTTTGTTTCCTAATACAGCTTCAGCTGCTTTAGCTTGGTCTTGCATTAAAGCTTTACCTCTAGCAGACGATCTGCCGCCTAAAGATTCAACTGAGCTTGCAAATTGAGATGGGGTAAATACGCCTTCCTCAGCACCTCGTTTAGCAGCAGCTTTTTCTAATCTAAGCCAGCGTTTAAACGATTCGTGTATACCTGAAAGTTCTGCAGCGTTTTGTGGATTTTGTTTTGCTAACATACCACGAAGATTAGCTTGTAATTCTCTATAAGCCCCACCCATGGTTGTATTACCTGCTTTATAGGCATCATAAGCCGCATTACCTAAATTACTTTCAGCTTGTCTAAATCTTTCACCCGTCATAGTTAAGTCTGACTGAAGCGGATCAATAATAAACTTTCTATAAGTAGATGCTACAGCCTTAGCTTGATTTGCATCTAAATTCTCTGTTACGTCTTTTAAAGCAGTGTTAAGTGTATTAAGTGCCGTTTCTCCAGTTTCTGCATCCTTAAACTTAGCATTAAATTTTAACTTTGGAGCAATCTCACTGTAAGCATTTGTCACTTTGTTATATACTTCATCAGCTAACTCATGACCTACATTGCTTGTTTTACTTAAAGCTTCATCCATAGGTTGCAATACATGATTGCCTACAGCCCTGTTAAAGTCTTCGATGGCATTTTGTCTACCACCCTTCATTAAAGAACCTACCACAGGAACGCTAGATAAAGCTTGTTCGCCTCTTTGTAGCATAGGACCAATAAATGGAATATCACTGAGTAATTGACCAGGTGTAAACTCTTTCATACCCATATCTTTAAGTGCTTGCACTTTCTTTCCTACAATAGGAGCAAAGAGCAGTTGAGAACCTTTACCAAATGCACCGCCTAATCCAGCACCCATAGCAATATCAGATGCTTTTTGTTTTAAAAAGTCTTCATAACTTTCACCTTCTGTCACATGTGTAGGCATGACAGCAGAAGTTGCCGCACCCGTAACTGCACCTGTTAATAATGGATTCTTTGCTATAGCAACTGAAGCACCTGGCGTAAGTTCACCACCCACTAAAAGTCCAGCAAGTTCACCAGCAAACTCAGCAGCACCTACACCCGTTCTTCCTGTAGCTTTAGCTTCTTTTTCTACTTGATGCAAATATCTTGCTGGTTCATGAACGCCAATGTATTGAGCTAGACCCGCAATAGGTTTGGCTGTACCACTTAAGTAAGATGCAGTAAGCGGATGTGTCTCTGCAAAAGTAGGCTCAACATTTGCCTTAGCAGATGACACTGATGGAGCACCAGCACCACTGACTATGTCAGCTATATGTTCTTGGTCAAGTTCTGATAGTTTTTCGCTCATTGTTTTACTATTCCTAAGTCTTGAGGTGAAATGCCATATTGATTAGCAGATCCAATAGCTCTTGCTTTAGCAGCTGTAATCATATTTCTTAAATTATTAAGTTGCTGATCAAACTGTGCTTTGCTTTGATGAGTATCTAACACACCTGTAGAGTTTTGAATCTTTGCAACTTCAGGAAGTAAGATACGACCAATACCAGTGCCCTTAATACCTGCAATTGAAGCCATAAACTGTATGTCTTTTAATCCTTGCAATGAAGCCTTGTAGTCATAAGCATCTGTATTTGGAACATGGCTTGCTGCGGCACCAATTACATCTGCTCCATTATAACGACCTGGATGGTTTTGAACATCATCAATTTTTTTCAAGGCAGCATCAAATGTGCTAATTGCACCACCAATTTGAGATGTTTTTTCACCTTTTATAGTATCTTCTTTATAATTTCTTGATTGTATTAAACTTGCAGCTAAAAGATTTTTTGTTTCTTGACTGGCTTGTCGGTATTCTTGTGTGTTCTTTAACGTAGCCATTTGTGCAGCAAGCCTATCTTTAGCAGCCTGCTCCATTTCACCCACTTTAAGAAGGTTGAGACCCACTTGTTGATGACGAGCCTCATCAGCAGATTTACCTGCAATAGCATACTTGTTAATAATATCTTGATCTTCAGCAGTTGCAGCACGTGATTTTTGATATGACTCAAGACCTTCTGGAGCACCTTGACCAATATTAACCGCAGTATATGGAGATGTGCCTGCCATAATACCAAATCCAGCTCTTGCTAGTGCTTCATAGCCAGCTATCTTGTCACGCTCTGCCATACGTTTTTGCACGGATGCTAATTGTGTGTTGATGTCATCAGCAGTTTTAGTGCTCGGATGTTTGTATTCATCAATAAGCATTTGCTTAATTTCATCGTAATCTGACTTGTCAACTGGTGCAGCTTCTTGTGCTGGTAAAGCTTCTTTTGTTGGAATAGCTACAGGATTTGCACGATGTGGTGCTTTTAATTCAGATTCAATTGTTTTTGCTGTAACTACAGGAGCAGTATAAGTAGGACCTGTGTCTCTAGACTTAATAAATGCAGCAAAACTATCCTCAGTTTTTGGAGCTTCTGGAGGTTTAATTTGATCTCTAAAATTTAAAGCGTTCACTTTTGTCATTTCAGCATCTTTTGCAGCTTTATTTACTGGGTAACCAAATAATGTAAATGGTGTGCCTGATGAACTAGATGGTTTTTTTTCCTCTGTATCAGAAGCAAGTTTAAACTTTCTAGCGTCATCACCAATATCAGGAACAAGACTTTCATCTTTACCTGCAAAAGCTAATAATCCACCACCCGCTGCATTCATTGTTGTTAGATTTGGAGGTGTTGCAATAGCACCTACACCAGCTCTATTCATAGGCTGACCCATAGGTTGTGTGGTAATAGGTGAGCCATCTATTTGAGCTAACATTCTAGGGGCTTCTGGATTGGATTTTAATCTTTGATCATCTTGTATATATCCAGTGGCTACAAGTTTAGCTATAGGACTAGTGTATTGGCTTTTTTGTGCTTGTTGAAGTTGTTGTGGAGAATACATACTCATAGGTATGCCTCCAGCAGCCTTAATTACACCACCTTCTTTTGCTTTGATTACACCACCATCAGCCTTACCAAACATGCCCGTTGCGTTAGCCATACCAGCTAAACCAATACCAGCTGTTCCAAGACCAGCCAATTGAGATACGGTGCTTGGAGGTGCTTGGTACATTTGTGTAGAGCTTTGTTGCATTGGCAAACCACGCAACATAGAGTTAAGTGTACCCAATTGCATAAATGGATATTGTTGTGCTGTAGCATAGTTTTGAACAGCTTGATTGATAATGTTTTGTTGATTTTGTTGTTGTAATGCACCTTGTTGTGCTTGAGTTCCAAGAATAGATTGTTGAGCTGCTAATTCTTGACCACCAAGACCAGCTAATTGACCAGCACCAGCAAGCTGACCTTGTAACGCAGATAGCTGACCTTGTTGTCCTTGTAGACCAAGACCTGCTCCGTATTGTTGAGCTTGTTGTGCTTGATTAAATGCAGTATTGTAACCTTGACCAATCATTTGATTGATAGCCATGTTTTTGTTACGCTCATTTTCTGCAGCCATTAATGCTTCACGTGATCCACCAAAAGCACCAGACCTTCCAGCAGCAGATTGTTCTTGTTGACCTGTAATATCGTATTGTCTTCTAGCTTCAGCAATTTGAGGATCTAATGATGCCTTAAGGTAAGGATTCATAAATGCACTCATAGCTCTAGGATCGGTAGCCATAGCATTGTAATTAGCACCAGCACTTCCCATAGCTGAACCAACGCCACCCATACCAATTGTTGTTCCCATAGTTTGACCTATGGCAGGAGCATATGTATAAGGTGTTTTTAATGCTCCAGCTGAAGTTTGAGCTTGTGTTTGGAGCGGTGAAAAGCCAGCTACATATTTAGTTGGATCTGTGCTGTAAGGCGTATAAGGTCTAAATGTAGTGCCATCTGGAGCATATATTTGAGCTTGAGCAGCATTAAGCATATTCGTAACATATGGCTGTGCATAGTCAGGAATATTTGTATTTGTCACTGTTGTATTGGTAGGTGCTGCAGATGGTGGTGGTGAATCACCGCCTCCATAAATGACTCTACCACCACTTGTTTTACGAGTGACGTTAGAACCTAATGGCTCACCTAATGCATACAGTTGTCTGCGTGAATAACTCATATTAGTCCTTTAATACTTTTGAAAATACTTTGTCTGTCCAGCTATAGCCTAAATACTCTAATAGTCTGGAGTTATCCAAATGGATTTTTGTGTGAACAATAATTCTGTTTACACCAATTCTTTTTAATGCTGATTCTGCGTACTGAAACATTTTAATACCAATACGACCTTTTCTATATTCTGGCTTAAGATAATACACATCTTCATAAGCCACCTTACAAGATTTGTAGTGCAGATGAGGTTGAATAAAAAAAGCAATATAGCCTATTAATTCACTATCATTTCTTACTGTAATTGTTCTTAAATATCCCGCTGCTGCCATTCGATCATAAGCATCCCAATCAGGATCAAATGGAAATTCTTTTGTTACGCAAAGTTCATCATAATGACCAGGAAGAACTCGCATGAATTCTTCTTTGAATTTAGTTCCATCTACGTCTTCGTAGATAATCATTACTGACCAATTTTATTTGCTGGATTAAAGCCAATAGCACCTAAACCACCTAAGCCATCAGCTTGTGGTGCAGCACCAAATCCTGTTGTGTTGGTAGATGATTGTCCAGTAAATCCACCCATAGGTTCATTCATTTGAGCTGTTTGACCAAGGTTTAATCTTGGCATATTTTGAACGCCAGGACTTGGCATTTGTTGTTGCTGCTGTTGCATTTGATTGAAAGTTGAAAATAATTGTGGATTAAATTGCATAGTATTTTGTGTGGGCATACTTTGATTACCATTTGGATTAAATCCACCAAATCCATTACCGTACGGTTGAAATCCTTGATAATTATTTCCATAAGGATTGGATTGATTTTGTTGTACACCAACTTGATTCATTGGAGAACCTTGAGGTATGCCAAAATTTCCTTGATGAGGAGCATTATTTGATCCCATTTGATTGTTATTTTGTAAGCCAATTCCGCCCGCTACGTTGCCACCCATGATTTATTCCTTATGCTGGTAAAAGTTTATATGTTTTAGTATCTGCTGCTATATTTTTAGCTTTTGATCGTTTAGCTTTAATACGATCCATCATATCGTATAAACGTTTAGCTCCCGCATCAGTTGAACCATTGCCTAATTCTGAAACAATTCTAGCTGGGATAACAAACTCGCCTTCAGCCAATCTTGCTGGTTGCTTATGACCGATAGAGGCTGGGATAGAGTCAGAAACGCCATCGCCAGGTCCCTTAAGTAATCTTCCACCATCTGAATAATCTCCTAAATTATAACCAGGTAATCCATGCATTTCACCACCACGAGCATATTGAGAAGCTACTACAGGATTAGTATTAATAGCTCCTAATGTAGGGAACTTTTGCGTACCTGCAAAATAAGATGATGGCATTTGTGCTGCTTTAGCATTAGCTTCTGCACGATATGCCGCTGCTTGTTCCGCAGTTAAATGAGCAGTATTTGGGTCAGTATCCATGTAAATGGTAGATTCAGTTTTTGGCATGTCTTTTACTGGACGTTTAAACATTGCTGCACCTTTATTGATGTCTGCAATAGCTTTTTGTTGAGCAGTAATGATGTCGCCTCTTTTTGGCTTAGTTAAATCTTCTAGATCAATGACTCCAGCACTTGCATATTTATTCACATCCATTAACCCACCATCTTTACTGCCAAATGGTTTGGTAATAAAGCTTGGGTATAAACTTTCATAAACATTGGGTTCAGGGAATTGACCTTTAAAATTAGGGTCATTTACTTTTAAATGCATTGGATTAGTATTTTTTTCTGCAGGCTTATATGCATCAGGTTGATTTAAGTCTTTAGCAATAGCTAATCCAGCACCGCCCACTGTGCTTAATGCATTCACAGCATTACCTGGTTTAGATAGATAGTCTATTGGATGTTCATAAAGATTTTGCAACCCTTGTTTAAAATTGGGTCCTGTATAGCCTCCAGCTTGAACTGTTCCAGCCGCATTGGTTGTAGCTGGTGCAACGACTTGTGGATTAAGTCCTGTTTGCATACCTGTAGCTGGATTAATATCGTAATTTGGTGCAATGTTATATGAGCCATCTGGTCCGATAGGTGCTGTTGAAGTTGCTGTATTAACAGCCTCACCAGTCATTGCATCTACTTGTGGTGCAGATTGTGCAAGTGTTTCTTGAGCATTAAATACACCATTTGGATTTGCACCAAAGTCAGCTATATTGTTATATAAACCAGAACCGCCCCAAGCTCCAAGACCCGCCATAATACCCTGACCTAATGATCCTGTAATAGCGTAATCGATTGCTCCAATAGCTGGAGCTAAAGCCCATACAGGTATGCCCATAGATGCACCAATAGCACCAAAAGCCATAGGTAAAATAGAGCCTAAGAAGCCAGCTTCTGGAAGACCTGTTTTAGGGTTAATTGTTAGAGAGCCACCATGATTTTCTGCAAGCTTTTGGAGAGCCATTAATTCTCCAGAAGTCATATGAACTAAATGAGTATCTTTTCCACGCCCATGTTGTTCTAGGTGTCTTGCCGCTAATTGTAAACTCATATTAAACTCGCTTTGAAGGGTTATCTATTATACCACATTATGCTGCTGTATTACTAATTAAAAGACCTTGCAAAATCAATCCTACAATATGCGTTCCGCTTGCGGTGGAAAACTGCCATTGAAGATCGGTTTTTTGGGTATATGGAAATGGATTATTTCTTATTACTTGGTATCTTTGGTCCCAAGATGTTTGTAATATAGTTAATGTTACTGGATTAGTTTGAGCATTATTAGTGCTTTTTACTTGATAATTAATTGCATTACCTGCCGCAGCGTCACCATTAAAAGCATTAATTGAAGTAAGGTACATGGTATAGCCATTAGGTACTGAATATACCCCAGCTTGAGACCTACCTACCCCTATGTTAATTTGAGAGTATGTAATACCACCATTTTTTGCTGTAATTGTGCCTACGTTAGTAGTTTGTCCTGTACCCGTACTTGTCATAACCATAGAATTAATACGAAGAAACTGATTAGTTGTAGTTACGCCTGTTACACCATTTAAAGTTACAGTTTCAGTTATTAAGTTCCAACTTGAATCAAGCCCATTAACAAGAATTGTTGCTCTTGTATTGTCAGAGGCAGAAGTACTAACAAGAGTCATTGTTACCGCAGATGTAGGAAATGCGTATTGCGTAGTACCAGTTAGTTCCCATAAAGTATAAAAAGTGGTTTTAACAGTATCCGAATAAGCAAAAATATTAAGTTGACTAGCACCAGAAACTAGACCACGAGCAACTTGCACTTCCCAAGGTGCTGAAGCAATAGAACTAGTAGAGCCAGCAATAGGTGGAAAATACTGAATCGTCATGTACCTTGACCTCCACTAATGGTGACTGCACATCCTGTAGCTGAAGCTTTTACTTGTATCGTACCACCAGGATTTAAAATCTGAACCCCATTCCATTGAACAGTTGTATAGGCAGGAAGAGCATTATTATAAAAGATTGCATTAGTGGTATCTGGTGATCCGCTTTGAGTGACTAAATGCACATAAATACCAATAGATGCTGCAGTAGTGTTTGCTATTGTAATGTCTTTTACAAAAGTTCTAGTGGCAGGTTGTGCTGGCACAGTCGTAGAAGAAGGCACAGAATAGACAATACTATAGGCAGTGCCCATAGATCCTTGTCCTAACTGATAACCTACGATATTTTGATAATTAGCCATTAAAATCCACCTAACCAGCCCATAGTTAATGAACTAGAATCATTTTGGGCAAACTGTTGGTTTACAAAATCATTTTGTATGTAATAAAGTCTTTGTACATTCAATATTTGATTTGTGTAATTGGGATCATATTCTTGGGTTGCAAGAGGCAAGTTTGGTGCTGATGTAGATAATAATGAAGTAGGTGATGCTGCCATTATCTTCTTCCCGCTGGTTTAAGGTCAATACGAGGTGTGCCTAATTGCCAAGCTACACCAAGTTGATTAGATGTAATATTAAAGGCTAATTGTCTGCCACGCACTCTAGTATACACCTGACCTGTAAATTCTTGAATGGTATATGCAGTTTGACTTGTATAGTTTTGTGTACTTGTTACACTATCTATATCACCTTGTGTTGATGCTGATCCAGAGTTTTGACGACTATATAAAGTCATGGTCACTGAAGGATTATTAGTTGAAGACCCATTAAAGTTAATATCTGGTAAAAGCCTCCATACAAAACCCAAATGATCTCCAGCTTGAATACCAAAGTCTGAAGATTGAATATACGCAGTAATAGGTTGTGGGCTAGATGTTGAAACATCATCTGTACCTACTTCGTGGTAAAGAAGTCTTGAGTTATAGTCTGCTGCAATAGGATAGGGTTGGATACCGTAGTTTAACCATGCAGTTCTAGCCATCGTACCATAAGACCATACATTATCTAAGTAATTGTAAATGACATAGCTATCAATTGTGTTAGAGTTAGCTGAACAATAGAACCACCATACCTCATTATAACCTTCATTAGATCCACCAAAGCACTGGAAAGCTTCGTTTTGATTACTGTTGTCAAATACATGCTGACGAAGTGTACATGGTAGCGTTTGTACTACACCTGTATATGTATAAAACTTATCACGACCCATCCAATAAGTTACATTATTGACTGTCACTGCAGCATTAGGTGACATGATGGTAATGTTGTCCATTAATATGTTAAATGAGAACACATATGGATAGCCAATATACTGCATAGAGTATAAACAAGAGTTTGTCCAAATAAGGTTTTCTTGCCGTGTTGCTTGACCGCACATAATGTACGATCCATTGGTTAAGGAAAACTCACCTGACTGATTTGTAACTGCAGGTACCCATTGATATGGATTTCCTTGATCTGACCAACGAACCAACATAGGATTAAATACAGTATTGCTTGTATAGGAAGTAGATCCTAAAGTAATTACAAACTGTTGGATGGATGAAGTAAGCACTTGGTTGGTATAGCTTGGTACTGCTGATCCTGTATATCCTGCAGCTGATGCTAGTGTAGATAAAGGCTGTGCTCTTACATTTACACCATTGGCATCGACCCAATAGTAAATAGCACCACCACGAGGTGCAATTACCAAGTCAGCACCATAGTTATCATTAGACCAAATTCTTAATCCACCTGAAGTTAAGGCAGCAGAACTATAGGCAGTGTTCCATCCACGATTGGCATTCACTGGTATATTGACTACTACAGTCCCACCAAAAGCAGCATTAGTCACTCCAGCGGGGTAACTTAATGATCCAAATACAAGCGATATAGTATAAGTGTTTGTACCTGTGTTTGTGATTTGAAAATCTTGTTGAAGCACTGCAAGTGGAATGCCTGCAACTGTATTGGTTACTGTTGAAAAGTTAACCCATTGACCTGTAGATAATCCATGGTTTGCTTGTGTAACTGTAATAGTTGTACTACTTGCACTAGATGCAAATGGATCAGTTAAAGTAACATTATTTAGTGCAGTAGCACCACCCCATGGACCAGCTCCCCAACCAGCACCAGAAAGTGCAGCAGTTGAACCCACTGGGTATTCGTATTGAATAGTAACTGTACCACCACCATTTGTAACTTGTGATGTTGAGAATTGAGATGCTGTAAATGTATAGGTTGTAAGGCTTGGTACTGAAGTCACAACATTTTCTCCAGATACTGTAATGCCACCTACTGTGTAAGTTCCACTAAATACAAAATAATCACCAAGACCAGGACTGTAGCTTGAGTCTGTCACTAAAACTGTAGAGCAACCTACATTGGCACCATTAGAATGAGCTGCTGCAGTTGTACTATTATAGCCTCTTGTAAGACCACTTAACACATTACCTACTACAGAAGTGTAGGCAATCTGTTCTGAATCAATCTTAATCACTCCAGTAGGCTGGAATGATGAAGCTGAAGTTAAAGTTAATGATGTAGCTGAGGCGGTGATACCACCATTTAAAGTTGAGAACGAAGTGGTAAGGGGATTAGTAAGTGTATCTGTTTGAACAAAAGGTGTAATATCAAAATATGCACCACCAAAGTAAATGTAATACTTAAGTGTAGTACCTAATCCAATAAAAGTATTAAGACCAGATAAATCTAGCCATGTCCATAAAGAACGACATATACCTAAGAATTGAGTTGTAGCTACTTGGATCCAGCCACCAATCTTTTCTGCTTGACCAGAACGAAATCTTACCTTATCAGATATGTAAAAACCACCCTCATTTGAATAGTCTGTACCTTCTCGATTAACACCTGGTCTATAGTTTAGTTTTTGTAATGGCATTAGTAAGGTCTTGTTCCGTTTTTATCTATAATTAATTTTTGTAATCTTGGTGTTTCGTTTGAAAACCCAATATGGCACCAACGATCATATTCAAGGATGACTTGATCATATTGAATACCGCTTCCAATAATTGCCACCACAATATCACGAGGGCTACCAAAAGCTGGACATATAATATCTGCCGCCAAGCCCTTGCAGTGTGCTGAGGTAGGTTTGCTACCAAGTAAAGTATTAACCTGCTCACAGCGATAAGCACTATTAACGTGTATAGGATAACCAAGTAAACGTCTTACAGCTTCTAAATTCTGTGCCAAAGAGAGTAGATTGTCTTTAATCCATTTTTCTTTAGGTTCGTTATCAATTTTTTGACGATCTGCAATTTCAGATGCATACAGCTCTTCGTAAGTAAAATGTGGTGTAAGGCTCATTCTTCACTTAGTTTCTCTGGGGTTGAATGATAAAGCATTTGATCTTTTATCTGACTTCCATGAGACGAACCAAAATAAAAACCAATAACACCTGTCCAGGCAGTTCCTAAAGAGCCTAACATAATCATTAAAGCATTGTTAGATGGATCTACTTTGTTAAAAAACAATAAGATTAAGATACCAAAGAAACCAATGGTAGTTACTGTAGCTAATACAGCAGGAATAATGGATTGTGTTGACATCTCCATATTACGAGCTGATACAGTATCTTCTACTTCAATCTTGGCAAAGTCTAATCCTAGCTCTTGAGCTTGTCTTTGAAGTTCTAACTCAGCTAATTTAACTTGTGCAATTTGATCTGCATTAAGTTTATTAGACTGAATCATATCACTGACTTCGTGGGGAGTTACATTGAGGAACTTGGCTAAAACTGTGGTAGCTAGACCTGCTAATGGACCACCTAATGCACTAGCAATAGTGGGTGCAACTTGCAGTAACCAGTTCATTATATGTTTTTAGTAAGAACTGTGTCTAGTTTTTGTAATACTAAGATTGTTTCTTCAACTAATACTTTTAAAGCACGAAGAGTTACTTTGAATGACCATAAAGCAACTGCCTTTAAGAAGTCTAATACTTGTGATAATTTAACTTTCATTATATCTCCTATTTGTTGAATGTTTTTAGGTAACACATGACCCAATCTGTTTTAATACACATTTGGGCATCTATGATATTTATTTGACCTTTACAAACTCTGCGATGTAATTCATTTTCTAGTTTGTCTTTATCATGGGCATTATTGGTTCCACAATAGCTTTGTGCCCATAAGTTTCTAGCATCGTTTGATCCACCTAATTCTAAAGAAACTAGATGATCTATTTCATAACCTTCTTTGCATATAGACCGATCATTACCATTTAAACTATAGTTATGATAGATGTCTTTTTTTAATACCTCTGATACATCACGCACCAAAGATGTTGATGTTGTGCAAAGTTGTCTTACAGATACATCACGCATATAACCTGGAGTAAGTTTAGGATTGGGCAATTCTCCACTTACTGCATATGTTACAAAACAAAGAAACGCTAAAGCAAGATTATTCATAACCTAAGTCCATAACTACAGGAGCAAAGGCAGATAATATTGTGATTGGGTCCATTTTAGTATTCTACGATGACTACACCACCACCACCGACACCTAATGTTGGACTAGATGTAGCGCCCCCTGCTCCGCCTCCGCCACCATAACCTACAACTTGTGTTCTAGCAGGATACAGACCTGGGCTTCCGCCTCCTAACATTGAAGAGCCTCCATTAGCGCCAGATAGGTATGGACTGTTAGCTATGCCTGTATATCCACATCCATGGCCTTTTGTTTGAAAGGTTCCAGCTGTTCCTGAACCACCTACATCATTTGCTCCGCCTGTAGCTGAACATAATGCGCCAAAAGATGTAGTTCCACCAGTTCCACCAACAGGACCTCCAGCACCAACAGTTACAGCATAGGGTGTTGATGCCGTAACGGGTCCTACATAAATAGCGCCACCTCCACCACCACCGCCCCAGCCACCAGGACCTGAACCACCACCACCGCCACCTACAAGTGAAACTTTTACTTGTGTTACCGTAGCTGGGGTTGTAAATGTACCAGGACTTGTAAATACTGTCATATTAGAGAAACCACCTGCTGCTGCCGCACCTGAAGTCCATGTTGTGCCGTCTGATTTTAATATATTACCACTTGATCCTGGAGCTACAAAAGTTACAGCACTTGTGCCATTACCTAGAATGACGTTGTTTGCTGTTAGAGTTGTTGCACCTGTACCACCTGATCCTACAGTTAATCCTGTTGATGGAATATTGCCTTGAAGCCAAGTTGTTCCATTGTAAACCTCAAGGTAATTTAAAGTAGTGTTATACCCAGTTTGACCTGCGACAG